TTTCATAGTGATCTTTTTGTACCAAGAAAATGTAGTGAGCATCAACATTTAAGTTATCCACAACCACTTGAATCATAGGTTTACCGTTCACATCAATCAAGGGTTTAGGGAAAGTATAACCGGCTTGTGCAAATCTGGATCCTGCGCCAGCCATAGGAATCAAAACATTCATTTTCTTGGTACAAAAAGATCACTATGAAAAGTATAATTTACAATCAGTTTTAAACTTGATTGCACCAGGATGTGATATAATACAAGTAAATGGTATTACTGAGGGTGCAGCGTGTACTACATTATTGGCCAAAGATTTTATTAATAATGATGAACCATTATTGATGGCAAATTCGGATCAATTTGTGGAATGGAACTCCAATGAGTGTTTATATGCTTTTACCGCCGACACTATTGATGGCGGCATTGTTACTTTTGAATCGACTCATCCTAAATGGTCTTTTGCAAAACTTGGTCCAGAAGGTTTTGTTTCGGAAGTTGCTGAAAAAAATCCTATCAGTAACATTGCTACTGTCGGTATCTATTACTGGAAGCATGGTTCCGACTATGTGAAATATGCTGAACAAATGATAGATAAAAATATTCGTGTCAATAATGAATTCTATGTGTGTCCAGTGTTCAATGAGGCCATTGCTGCAGGTAAAAAAATTCGTGTGAAAAATATTGATCGTATGTGGGGTCTAGGAACTCCAGAAGATTTGAGACACTATCTAGAACATTACAGATGATTTATATTGCTCATCGTGGTTTGACACACGGACCTAATGCGGAATTAGAAAATCATCCGGAACAAATTACTAAAGTGTTGGAGGATGGTTACGATTGTGAAATTGATCTTTGGTTGAAAAATGGTGAATTGTATCTGGGACATGATGCACCAACCTATAAAGTGAATTTTGATTTTCTGAATATAAAATCTTTGTGGATACATGCAAAAAATATTGATGCATTGCAATGGTTACAATACAATCATAAAAAATTCAATTATTTCTGGCACGAAAAAGATCAATTTACATTGACTAGTAACTGTTATATTTGGACTTACCCAGGACACTTTTTGACTAATAATAGTATATGTGTGATGCCGGAATGGAATAAGAACCAAGAGGATTTGTTTTCTTTTAACGAAAATTGTTATGGTGTCTGTTCCGATTATGTCGGACTTATGAAAAAAAATGTATAAATACATAACAGGCAACCAAAGTGTGTTGCATTTCTATAGGTAAACAATGTTATCTTTCAAGAGCTTTTTAACCGAACAAGAGGATCCCGAGGAGGGTGCCAGCCGTCAGATTAAACACCTGACGCATGTGGAAGATCGTCCCCTACAAACAGGTGAAAAGGGCACAGCACACGCTATTAAATCATTGACAGCTGCAGCGGAACACATTAAAGGTGGTAAAAAGACCTCGGAACTTACCACAAAATATGATGGTTCTCCAGCCCTAGTTTACGGTCATCACCCAACCACTGGTAAATTCTTTGTTGCATCCAAGTCAGCATTCAACAAGACACCAAAGATTAACTATACACCAAAAGATATTGATAAGAACCACGGACACGCACCTGGTTTGGCGGCCAAGTTAAAAGATGCACTGACACATTTGTCCAAGACTACACCTAAACAAGGTGTTTATCAAGGTGATATGATGTTTGGTACCGACAAAGGTGACAAACAACAAGAGAAAAATGGTGGACATTCTTTTCATCCAAATCCATCTGGTCTAACTTATACTGCTCACGGTCAACATGCGGCCGATGTTAAGAAAGCAAAAATTGGCGTTGTAACACACTTGTCATATCAAGGTAAAGATGCAGGCAATCTAAATGCATCACATGAAGTCGACCACGAAAACTTCAAAAAACATCCAGATGTGTTCTCTGTTGATCCAAGAATGGACACCTCAAAGGTGCATTTCAGTCCAGAAGAACAGAAGAAATTCAACAAACACATTGCTATGGCCCAATCTGTACATGATACTCATGGTGATGACATGTATGCTGGCACCAAAGCACATCACGGAGTTGGTGGTTCATTGGAAACCTATATGAATCATACAGTTAGAACAGGTGAAGAACCTAATCATCAAAACTTTAAGAATTGGTTGGAAACTGATACAAATAAAAAAATTGATAAACTTAAAGTTGAAAAGAATCGTACAGCCAAACAAGCTGATCTTAAAGCTGAACTCGGTAAAATTGAAAAAAATAAGAAACACTATAACAATCTATTTAAGATGCATGGCCACATACAGAAGGCCAAAGATACACTTATTGGTGTTATGAATCAACACCAAGAATTTCAACATACACACGGCGGCGAATCTGCGAATCCTGAAGGATATGTTTTCCATCACAACAAAGAATCAGACAAATTTGTTAATCGTGCTGAATTCTCTAAGAGAAATTTTGCTGGGATCAGAAACATATGAAAAAGTTTTTAGAAAAGTTACAAGAAGATGCACAGACCCATACACCTGTGGTGATGGCATTTGGTCGCATGAATCCACCAACTATTGGCCATGAGAAGTTGGTTGATAAAGTGCAACAGATAGCAAAAGACTATCATGCACCACATCACATTATTGTGTCACATTCTATGGACGCAAAAAAGAATCCATTAGATACAACAAGTAAAATCAAACATGCAAAAAGATTCTTTCCTGGTGCAAATATAACTTCATCCAGTAAAGAGAAACCAACTTTCTTGCAACACGCTGCAGCACTACATGCAGCTGGCCATGACCACTTGGTAATGGTTGCGGGTTCAGATAGAACCTCTGAATATGAACAAAAACTGCATCAGTACAACGGTGAAGGACCAGGCAAACTATTCAACTTTAAAAAGATTGAAGTCAAGTCTGCTGGTCAGCGTGATCCTGATGCCGAAGGTGCAGAAGGAATGTCTGCCTCCAAAATGCGTGAACATGCAAAGAATGGTGACTTCAACTCCTTCAAACAAGGTGTACCAACACATGTACCCGAGAAACACGCAAAAGAATTGTTCCGTGATGTTCGTAAAGGCATGGGTCTGAATGAAAATTACAACCGTGGTCTTTTCAGAGCCATATTTGTGACAGGTGGTCCTGGTTCTGGTAAAGACATTATCATCCGTGAAGCAATTGCAGAAGCAAAAGCAGTGGAGTTGAATTCTGTACAAGCTTTCGAATATCTAATGGACAAACAAAAGTTGTCCGAAAAGACAAGTGACTACCGCAGAGAAGCAATCCGCAACCGTGGTCCATTGATTATTAATGGACCAGCAGATGACCACACCAGAATACTTACCATCAAAGAAGAACTGGAAGAATTGGGTTACAGTACAACTATGGTATTTGTTGATACAACTAATGAAGCCAGCAAAGAGAGAAATGAAAGATTGACAAAAACACTTGCCGAATCAATTAGATACGATAAGTGGAAACTTGCACAGACAAGTAAGCAAGCATACATTCAGAACTTCCAGAATTTCATGGAATTCAATAACAGTGGCACATTGGAAGAAATTGAAGAAGATATTTCTGATACTTACGAAAAAATAAATACATTTATTGAGAACAGAAAATTCAATGAAATTGCGTTCTCTTGGTTGGAAAATCACGGTAAATATAGTATAACTGACTCTGTTTTTAAGGAAGATGAAAATGTTAAAAAGAATTTTAGATTTGTTGAAAATTACAAAACCAAGCGCACCGGTACAGGACAAGCATCCACTGGACATCCAAAAGTATCAGCCGGAACCAGCCCCAGTGCAGACGGTCCAAGTGACATTACCCCAGACAACCGTGCAGGAGACACCAACGCCGACAGTATCAAGTGGGACAGAAACGCCAAGCGTGGAGGTTACACCTTCAGAACCTACACCGAAGACTCCAGCCCCACAGTCAAAGTCTTCCCAGCCCCGAAAGAAAGCAACTTCAGCAAAGACAAAGAAAAAATAAAGAAAAAAGGCTTGGTCGATTCTCCTACTGTTAGTCAGAGGATGAGGAATGTTTCCGGAATCAGCCAAGAATTTGATACTCGCCAACAGGGAACAGTATACCCTATGTCTGGTCTTGGCGATGTGACATATAGAGAAGAAGTTAATTTTAAAAGATTTAGAGAATCATATAATGATCCATCAGATTCCGAAATGGGAGTTGCTGGTGTTTTAGGTGGTTCAACAAACAAAGAGCCGATGGAAAATCCAAAGGATAAGATGGGTTACTTTAACAAGAAGAAAAAGAAATGAAAAAATTCACAGAGTTCGTCAAAGAATCCACACCAGAAACTGCACAAAATGATTCTAAAGAAGTTGCTCGTCAAAAGAAACACCTGATGAACAAAGCTAAAGAATACGATGACCAAGCAGACAGAGAAAAACATTTTGGCCACGGCGGCGCAGCTCAAGCCAAAGGTGAAACCATGGCAGCAGCCGCAAAAAACATTAAAGGAGCATAAGATGATCGACCTAAGAAAAAAAGATGATATGATTGCAGCAATTGAAGAAATTCTTCAACAAGAAGCACTCAAGGGCAATCAACATTTAATTGATAAAAATAAGAACAACAAAGTTGATCCAGAAGATTTCAAGATTCTTCGTGGTGAGAAAAAAGCAGTTAAAGAAGAAGAAACTGTTGATGAAGGCATCAAAGAACTTGCCAAGAAAGCTTTCAAAGCAGTTACTGGTGGTTCAGATGAAGACCAACGTAAAGACCTACAACGCAAGATGGGTCTACCACAAACTGGTAAGAAACCAACTCCTCAAAAAGAAGAAGTTGTTGATGAAAGCCTACTAGGCCAATTGAGAGATCGTGGTAATGTTGCTACAGGTCAAAAACAACAAGATCGTAAGAATTTTGATACAAATACTGGTGCCGCATTAAAACCAAATAGCACAATTAGTGGTATTAGAGCTAAGATGCAGAACAAAGTCCAAGAGGAAGCTGAAGAAGTTGAACAGATTGATGAACTATCAAAATCAACTTTAGGTTCTTATGTAAAAGGTGCAGCAAGAGATGCTGGTGCTGCTCATAAACTTGGCGCAGACTTTAAGAATCAGGCAGACAAGTCTAGAAGCCCTAATTCAAAAGCGGCATCATCCCGTCTTTCCGACAGATTCTATGGCCTAGCTCAAAAGCGTCACACAGGCATCGGCAAAGCAGTTGAGCGTTTGACAAAAGAAGAAGAAAACATGCCAAAAACATTGAAACAATTCAAAGAAAATGCATTTGATTGGAAAAAGAAACCAGAACCAACACCAAACGGTGGTTCAGGTGTTAAACAAGGTTCTCGTTACGGTGGTTCTAAACAAAAAGACACACCAGAACAGGACACAGACGAAAAAAAGTAAATGAGGCAAAAGGACCAACCAGTCAGGAAGACGGACCTTTTGTCTCTAGCATAAATGATACGGAAGATTTCAAACCATTGAATCACGCAAGATACTTGGCCAAAAAATCTTTGAAAAGAGTTAAGAACGAAATGATGGGTAAAGCAGGTACATCAGAATAAGGTAAAAAATGAGCAAAGCGCTAAAATTAAAATCAATAGTCAAAGGCACCGCAGATAAGCCAACTTTCGGTACCAATCCTAGAGATCCGTGGTCTGCAAAAGCAAACATTTCGGAAGATGCTGCTTTGAACACATACTTAAAATCTAGGGGTATCAATCCAGAATTTGCGACAAAAGACCAGAAGGTTGCACACTCTAAGACAGGACAATTCATCAAGTGGAAAAGAGACCACATGTTGGAGTCTATCACAGAAGCAATCGACAAGATGGATGTTATCATGTTTGATATTCCATTGTTGATTCGTATGTTGGAGTATGCTCGTGAAGATGCAAAGACTGATATGGATTTGCACAAGGTTGTTGAGAAGTTAATACACATTCGTAAAAAAGGTGTGTTGACTATGAAAGACTATACCTTTGTGACAAGGCTAAGAGAAAGCCTTGAACTTGATGAAAACCATGTTGCAATCGCAATGGGTCAAATGATGGACGATGAAGGTAGTATGGTTCTAAATCAGTTAGATCAGATGGAACGTGCCGTGAAGATGGTTCGTGATTTCATTGGTACCGATTATGAGAAACAACTACCTGCATGGGTTCAGTCTAAATTGACATTGGCATCAGACTACATTGACACTGTTGGTAACTATCTAAACAGTAAAAATGAAGATGTTAATGAGGCTGCATCTGCTTCTATTCGTATGTACAAGGCTTTACAACAAGCCAAAGAGAAACGTGAACGTGAAGAACGTTTGGGTAACGAACTGTTAAACAAGAAACCACCGGAACAAAAGCCTGTGCAAAAAGAAGAAGTAAAAGATGAGTATGCTCGTAAGGTTGACAAATATTTAAAAAAGAAATATGCACCGGAACAAAAGCCTGTACAAAAAGAAGAAGTTGTGGCGGAAGTTGCACCTCCTGGTTTTGAAGGTACTGTCAAAGCAATGAAGAAGCACAAAGACATTGATAATCCTTGGGCTCTCGCATGGTCTATGAAGAACAAAGGTTACAAGTCACACAAGAAGACTGATGGTACACCTAAGAATGAGAACTATCAGGATCCAATGGCCGCATCATCTATGCCTAATGATGGTGCAAACAGTCCAGATGATGTTATGCCAAAAGATAAAAATAAGAAACTGATTCAAATGTCTAAGTCTGCTCGAATCATTAAATCCATCTATAAAAGGAAAGGCATGAAAGAGGAGATTTATGACCATGAAAAAGAAGATAAATCCGTTGCAACTTATGGTAAGAAACCAAAAATTCAAAGAGCAACAGACAATTCCAATATGGAAAAACCACAGGCCGCTGCAATTATGACGGGTGGCACCACCTTAACTGGTGAAAAGAGAGATACCATCGAAATCGACCCTATGATGAAGATGCGTAGTAGACCCGATTCTGGAAAAAGATAAATAGTAACATAACCCTCGGTTAAAAGGAGAATAAAATGTCATCTTGGGGAAATAACGATAACGCAGCTAACGCACCATATTGGGCCGTTAACTCAACAATAGTCAACGCAGCTGATGTAAAAGCTGTTGCAGCTGCACCAACAGCAGCTAACGTTGCATTACTTTATGGTAATACACAATTCCAGGCATATACACAAGGTATGACTGTTGGATTATTCATGGTAGATGCTACAGAAACCACTGCTGGTGGTGATAATGTAGTGGATATCTCATTGTCAAATCAAGGTTCTGGATATGTTGAAGCACCTAGTGTAACTATTGCATCTAGTGGTGGTGCATATAGTGCCACAGCAACCGCTTCAATCTCAGCTGGAAAAATTAGTAACATTACAGTTGCAAACACTGGCGTTGGTTACACATCAGATCCAGCAGTTACACTTCAAGTACCTGTTTTGACTGTTCCAACAGCTTCAGTTATTGCTGCAAACAATGTAGTAATGTATACTGCTCATGGCCAAGCAAATAGTGCTGCTCTAGTTTATAACTGGAATGGTTCTGCAAACATTGGTGGTTTGACAAATGCAAACACATATTATGTTGTTCCTGTTGATGCCAATCGTTTCTCATTAGCAACAACTGCTGCGAATGCTGCAAACAACGTTGTTATTGACATTACAACACAAGGTGGTGCTGGTCAATACTTCACTATCGTTGATGGTGTTGGTGCAACAGCTATTGCGAGTCGTGGTTTAAGTCAAAGTGAAGGTGGCGCAGAACATGCAACACACACTGGTTGGAACATAAAAACAGTTGGTTCCGGTGGCCGTGCAGGTCGTGTTCAATATGAAACGTTAGTTGCCATTTCCGAAGTTAAAGGTGATGGTTCAGACGATATTTCATTGCCTGACGCTTAATCTAATAGGGGGTTAACTACCCCCTTTCAATATGTTTGATGATTTAAATGATGACAATTTTTTGATGTATGCTATAAAATGCTATACTTCACCACATTGTATACAATCTGAATTTGATGGAGATATCAAAAGAACAAAATACCTGAAAAGGTTATTTCGTAGATACAAGATAACAAAATCCCTCAAAGAACGATTAATTATAAACCATATCATTTTATTGAACAATGTTTTTGGTCCAGAAGCAACTGCAAGAATATTGTTCTATAGGATAGATGAACGTGATTATGATATACTGAAAACTTTTCTATCATACTTAGATATTATGCCTGATGTGATATATGGTATAAGAGGCAAAAACATTTATACACAAGACATTCCATCTCTTTGACACGAGCTTCCCATGCTTCATTATCATAGATGGCACCAGACATGAAAGTTCCAAAAATAATAGCCAAGACAGAACCAATCTGTATTGGCTTACGATACACATATAAAAGGGGAATTGGAATGTATTTGAATAGATATGTGGCAGCGAAGCCAATTACACCAATAAGAACCATTCCATAAAATATCCAATTAGGTAACCAAGATAATATCCACATTATACTGGTGCCTTTCTCTTTATGAATGAAACAAACGATGCAATATTTTTCTTCTTCTTAATTCCTGGTTCACCTTGTGGACCAACACCAACACCTGCAATTTGACCACCACCAACTGCGTTGACTGGTGCATCTTCTTGTATAGGTTTACATTTGTTATCGGTGTTACACCAATACATTCCTAGTCCACATTCTTTTTTTAATTCGTTTGCCATCTAAAATCCATTTGTTGCTGGGTTATAAAACACTCTACCTGTAACATTTGTTGTCTTAGTTATAGTTGGTGTGGAATAATTAAATGTCATTGCATCACCGCCACCAGCTTCACCAAACTGTATTCTTATTGGATAATATACACCTGCTGTTAATGAAATAGTTCCACTTCTTTCTTGAACAGCGTGTTCGCCACCGTTATTTACTGTTGCATTTGCAGTTGTAAATCCAGACGAAGCATTTGCACCAATCCACATATAAGAAGCATCATCACTTGATGTAAAATCTTGAACAGCGTGTTCGCCACCGTTAT